AGGAGAAGGCTGTGCCCGAGATCACACCAGGTCCCCGTACAGGTACCACACGTCGGGCGCGCGCTTCGTGAGCCAGGCGACCGCGTACTGGCCGGCAAGCGTCGTGCCCACGCGCGTGAGCAATTGCACGCCCGACACTGGCACGATGTCGACCGTAGCTTCGCCTTCCTGGGCAATGCGAGTGGTGTCGCCCGCGTTGTACGGCACGTCCTCGCCCGGCACGAAGATGGTCTGCGCGCCGCTCATGCCGGTGGTGGCGATGAGGCCGCCGGCGTCCACGCTGTCGACCGTGTAGTCGCCAGCGACCTCGTTCCAGAATTCGGTGTCGAGGTAGGCCCGCAGGTCAGCCAGCGTCGCCTGCAGCCGCGTGCCCGCGCGCTCGAGCAGCACGAGGTCGTCCTCGTCGAGCGCGCTGGTCGTGGAGAGCGCGGACAGCAGCGGCAGGTCGGCCCACTGCAGCGCGCGAAACGTCGGCACGGCCTGGCCGCCGCTTGTGGGGCCAGCCAGCACGGTGTTCGCGGCCTTCAGGCCGAGCGTGGCCGAACTGGCGACGAGGGAACTGATTTGAGCTTGCAGCTGCGCAATTTGTGCGCTCGACGAGTTGGGCAGCGCCTGCAGAGCGGTGATCGCGGCCTCAAGGATCTCAATGCGCTGCCGAGCAGCGGAGATCGGGGCGATCAAGTTCCGCAGATCCGTGCCCTTCGGGTCCGAGATGAACGGGCGGCCGAAGGCCATCAGTCGAGCTCCGCGATGTCCTCGGCGCCTTGCAGCACGCGCACGGTAGACGTGCCCAGCACCTCGTACTCCAGGCGCGTGTACCGGTCGGCGACGGCGAGCGTGAACTCAGTCTCCTCGGTCACCACCAGTTCGTCGATCTGCGCCCCGTCGCCGTAGATGCGCAGCAGGATGTTGTCGTAGTCCTCGGCCTTCACCTGGAAGATCGAGAGCCAGCCCGGGTGCGGCAGCAGCCACAGCTTGCCGCGGAAGCGGTAGATCATCGACACCGAGGGGTTGCCCTCGAACTCGAAGATCGTGCTGCCGTCGATGTGCGCCGGCGGGTCGGCCGGCACCGGCAGCAGCACGTCATCGGGCTCGTTGTCCTCGGTGAGGACCATGTACAGCTTGTCTTCGATCGGGTCGGTGTACACCGCGCTCGCGTAGAACGGCATGCGGATGAGGCCGAACCCGTTGGTCTTCATGTCGATGCCGTAGCACCCACGGTCGGACCCGTTCTCCCAGAACATCCAGTAGATGTCGTTGTGCGCGACGCCGAAGATGCTGCTCGGGTTGAGGGCCTGCCACTGCTCGCGCGTGAAGATCGAGTCGGTGAGGTTGCGCACCTGACCTGGACCACTCACGGCCATGAGACCGTCCGGCCCTGCGAAGACCACGCCGATGCCCGTGAGGTACGCGAAGCTCTTCTTGCTCACGCACGCGTAGGGCACCTCGAACTTGCTCATGCTGTACGCCGCAGGGTCGTTGCCCGAGGCGATGTACACGAAGCTCTGCGTGCCGATGATGACCGTGTTGTCGACGTTGCCAATGCCCACGATCGCGGTGTCGGTGTTGAGCCGGTACTCGATCGGCCACGCGTGCGGGTAGTTCTGCGCGGACAGGCACAGCTGGTTCTTGGCGAAGCCGGCCGTGATGCCATTGGGCAGCGCGAGGATGCCTTGCAGGTCATCGGGCGGCAACACCCATAGCTCAGAGATCAGGGTCTCACCCAGTTCCGAATCGGTGAGCGAGTCCACGTAGTCGGTGGTGGCGAGCGGGATCTCGGCAACGAAACGGAAAACCGTGCCGATGTTGCCGGTGGCCGCGCGGTAGATGCGCTTTGTCGTGACGCCGTAATCGGTGCTAATGCCGCTGGGCACGTCACCCGGCGTGGTCACCGTCACATCGACCCCGTCGGGGCGCAGCAGCGTGGCGCTCGCGGGGCTGGGCCCGGATTCCTGCCCGAGGTCGTTCACGAAGGTGTACACGTAGCTCGTGGCGACGTTGAGAATCGTGTCGGTCGAACCGCTGCCCTGCGCGAGGAAGTTGTCGTAGTAGGTGGTGTAGCCGTCTCCGTCAGCGGTGACGCCTTCGATACCACAGAGCCCTCCGTCCAAGGAGTTGGTGGTCATCTGCACCGTGGCGATGACGTTCGACCCGTCGGTCAGCGTCGCAGTGATGGTGCCGGTGATCGAGTCGCCGCGCGACGCGGTCATCTCCATCGTGTACCACGTCGACGCTGTGCCATCCAGGGGCGGCAGGTTGGCCTGCACGAGCCACGAACCGATGACCCCCCATGCCGTGGACACGCCAAGCAGCAGGTACGTTGTCGTGCCGATGCGACCGATCTTCACGACCGGGCCGGAGCCGTCCGCGTTGCACATGAAGCGCCAAGACGCCTCGACGTAGCCGCCAAGCGACTGGAGCATCGCGAACTGCGACTGGAACCTCGTGGCGACGTAGCCGCCGATGCCGAAGTCTCGGTAAGCGTACGCCCCTGTGCCGTTGGTCGTATTGTCCCGGTTCTGGATCTCGTAGCTGGGGGCTGGATTGCCGGTTATCGCGCTCTGTGTCACCGTGCTGTACTGGCCGCCGGTGAACTGCGGCGAGATCACCCACGCGCTCGAAAGCTGATCGCCCTCGTCCTCCACCTCGGTGGTGGGCACCGCCGCCACGCCGACTGCGGTCGTGGGCGAGGTGTCGGGGTTCGGCACACCCAGCGGCCGCGTCGCCACCGGGTAGGGTGGCGAGCCGGTCGTGGCGAGTGCGTAGTCGGTGAAGCGCGGCTGGTCGTACAGACCCGGCGAGGTCAGGTACGTGCGGTAGCTCTCGTCGCCAGCGACGGCGCCGCGCGCCACGTCCACGTCGTCGGCCCACGACAGCCACGCGTCGCGCAGCAGGTAGATCGTGCGGATCGGCGTGCTGCCGTTGGCCAGACCGATCGTCGGCGCAAACTGCTTGAACGCGGTGAGGTCGCCCGTGAACAGGCGCGTGTTCTCCGCGATCTGCGCGCCGTTGTCGGGCAGTGCTCGAGGCGTGAGGCGGGGCACCTCGCCGCGGAAGGAGGTGATGGCGAATTTCATTCGTAGTTCACCGTCACAACTGCGTACCCGTCACCGCCGTCGGCGCCCGCCCCGGTGTTGGCTGAAAGCGAAGCGTACACCGCGCCACCGCCACCGCCACCCGCGCCACGGCCGCCTTGCGCCCCGTTGCCTGCCAGGCCCGTGTTGGCACCGGCCACGTTCGATCCACTCGACCCACCACCGCCACCACCGGAACCGGAACCGGCGTCTGTGGGGTCCGCTGGCTCGCCGCCGGCCGTGCCGTCCACGTTCTTGGGGCCGCCTGCACCGCCGGTGGGCACGAGCGTGCTGCCGCCGCCAGCAAGGCCGGCAGCGGCGCTCGTGGCGTTGTCGGCCCCGAACGACGCTGCCCCACCACCACCGCCAGGGCCGCCGCGCGCCGCCGCGCCGCCAACTGTGTCAGTGACCCACCCAGCACCGCCACCAGCACCGTTGTTACCCGTGGCTGGTGCCCCCGGGTCGTACCCACCGACGCCGTCTGGGCCGCCGCCGGCCGCGCCGCCGTTGGCGCCTGCAGCGCCTGCAGCAACGTCGCTCGCGTTGCCCCCAGCGCCATCGGCGCCCGCGCCGCCGCCGCCGTAACCCACGCCGCCCGTGTTCCGGCCGCGGCCGCCCGCACCGCCGCCGTAGGCCGTGAGGTGCGGGCCGAACGACGTGCTGCCGCCGGCCGTGCCGTTGACGCCGGGACCGCTTGATCCACCAGCACCGCCCGGGCCGCCAGCGCCCACGGTGACCGAAACCGGCCACGTGATGTCGCCGAAGGGGATGGTGGTTTCCTTGTAGCCGCCGCCCCCACCGCCGCCCCCGCCGCGCGGGTCGCTGCTGCCGCCGCTGTGCGCGCCGCCACCGCCACCGCCACCCGCGCCCAGCAACTTGACGGCGACCGAGACCGGCGAGCCGGTCGGCCGCGGCATCGCCGTCGTGCCCGGCGTGCTGAAGATGGTGGTGACGGGCTCAGGATTTGGGTGAGGGACCCGCGCGCCCGCGTGGATCGCGGTGGCGGTCATGCTGCCGCCATGTCTCCGCAGAGCAGCCACTCGTTCGCTGCCCGCTTGATGAGCGTGACGATGCCGAACTGGCCTGCGATCTCGGCGATGAACGCGTCTCGGTAGCGCAACGTCACGCCCGACGCAGGGACGATCTGCACCGTAGCGCCGCCATCCGCGTACAGGAGGACCGCCCGGCCCACGTCGGCGTCGAGTTCGTCGTCGCCAGGGATCGTGATGACCTGCGCACCCGACACACCGGTCGCGGCGATGCCCGCATCGACGTCAGTGTCGACGAGCGTGTAGTCGCCCGGCACGTCCGTCCAGTTGATGCCCGGCACGCCGATGTCGAAGGTCGCGGTCGAGCCGTCCGAGCTCACCGTCCCGGAGACGTCGCCCACGAAGTTGACGTTCTCGACCGAGCGGCCACCAACGTCGTTGCCGTCCACGCGGAACTGAATGAACCGCGGGAACCCATCGTCGGTGACGGGCGGGAAGCCGGTGACGGGCGTGATACCGAAGCTGGGCACAGGTCACCTCACACAGCGAAGGCGCGCGGCCGAGCGCGCACGGAGCCGGTATTGAAGGCCCGTTGTACCTCGGCCTTGCCGTTGTTGATCGACGACTGGTACCGAGCGCGGTGGATGAGCGCGGCCTGCGGGTTCGACCACGCCTGGCCGGGGATCTCGAGCAGGTAGGCGAGCGCCCCAGCTTCGATCCCGGCTCGGTACTTCACGAGCCCGGTCTCGGGTACCTGGGCCGCGTCTTCCTTCGGCTGCACGATGGCCGTGACGAGGAGGTCGTAGACCTGATCGGGGATCGGAAAGAGCGCGATCTGCGCCTGCGGCACGTAGCAGTACGTGGTGGGCATGTTGGCCTGCACGTTCGAGTTCCAGCTGCTCGAATCGCTGGGCGGCATCGCCCAGTTCTGCGCGTTGCCACCGGCCGGCGTGTAGGTGCCCTGCACCGCGTAGACGGCCACGATCTCCACGTAGGGGTCACTGCCCAGGTCGTACTGCTGCACGTTGGCCGTCGTCTCGCCGGCGATGGCCACGCGCAGGTACTGGGTCTGCTGGGCCCAGTCGCGGTACGCGCGGCCGAAGGCGCGTGTGAGCGTGATCGTCGGGCACCGGCGCACGAGTTGCGCGATGTTCACGATCTGGTCGCGGGTGTCGACGTAGTTCACGCGTTGCCCTCAGAGACGGCGACCTTCGGGGCGATGGCCGCCTGCGACTGCGCCTTCAGGCCCAAGAGCGCTGCCCATCGCTGATAATGGGCAGCGCTCTTGGCCAAGTCTTGCGACTTGGTGTTCTTGCTGTAGCACTTGTACAGCACGTACTCGGTGAGCATCGGCTCGAAGTTCGGTGACACTGGGATGTCCTCGCCGCTGGACCCGGTCACCGGGTCGGGCACCGCGCCGTAGAGCAGCACCACCTGGCCCGTGCCGTCGTTCGGTGGCGTGATGCTGAAGCGGCGCACGTCGCGCGGGTCGGCGGCGAAGTGATCGACCTCGACCTCGCGGGTCGCGGCCGGCCAGAAGCGGTTCGCCTCGTCGAGCAGGCCACCGTCGACTTGCGTGACCATGCGGCCCGAGACGACGTTCTGCTGGACGTTGATGAGTGCCACCCCGCGTGCGGGGATGGTCTGCGTGATGCCGACGGCGAGGGTGAGTTCCTCCTCGACGACGTACATGTCGGGCTTGGCCGCCGCAGTGGCGGCCAGCGCCTCGTTCAGGTTCTGGACCAGTTCAGGCAGCGTCCACGTGCGGCGGGCGACGTCCAGCAGCGTGGTGCTCACGCTGTCGAGGATGTTGCCCACCGGGATCGTCATGGCGTCAGGCCAGGTCGTTGGCCTTCTCGGCGGCGGCCTTCACGCGGCCGCGCAAGAGGTGCACCGGGGTGTTCGGACTCAGGCTCATGCCGTACTGCTGGTGCGCGAACGCGACGAGTTCCTCGGCCGACGCCGTGGCGATGTCGAAGGGTTGGGCTGCAGCCTGCGTGTCGAAGATCGGCGCCATCTCGGCACCCATGCCGACTTGCAGGATGCGTAGACGCTCTTCCTTCGTTGCCTTGGGGTCGCCCATAAACACCCGGTATTTCGGGTGCGGCGGGACGCCGGGCTCGAGCACGCGGCCGGTCTGGTTGTCGCGCACCTCGGGGCGGCCGCCCAAGCGCGGCACGTTGGGCATCAGGCGCCCATCGTCGATGTTGATGAGCAGCGGGCGCTTGCGGTTTTGCGCGTTGCGGGCTTGATGGATAGCAGACAGCTGCTCTTCGTTGATCGCCATGAGGGTGTCCTCGGTTGGCCAGTTGTGGGGCCGGCACCCGAAGGTGCCGGCTGCTCGATCACGAGCCCGTGGGCGTGGTGCCCGGGGTCATCGCCCGGCGGAACGAGCCGCTGGTGTTGGCGTTGCCGCCCGGCTCCACCGACGGGGTGCCGCTCGGGTAGCGCGCCTTGGCCTTGCTGCCGGCCTTGGACAACTCGCTGGTGATGGTCTCGGGCGGCACTTTCACCGCCATGCCGGGGCCGTAGGGGCTGCTGGTCTTCATGGGAACTCCTTGAGGTTGGCGATGAGGGCCGCGAGGCCCTCATCTTACGCGGATCAGCCGCGCGTCACGACGGCGGTGCCGACGTAGTTCGGGCCGACGACCTCGTAGCCGAACACCATCAGGCCACGGATGATGTAGCCGAAGTCGTTCGGGTTGTCGATCATCTGGCACTCGACGATCTGCGCTGCGAAGGTCAGGCCAGCGGAGTGGCCGAACAGGCAGTAGAACGCGGGGCCAGGGCTCGTCTGCGTCAGCAGGTTGCGCGACTGGTACATCGTGAACCGGTCGATCATGCCCACTTTGCCGTTGCGGGCGATGGACACGCCGTCACCGGCCAGCGACGCGATGCGCAGGTCCGACTGCTTGATGAGCGCCATGAACCACGGCGGCGCCACGAACCAGCGGCCCTCGTCAGGCACGTTCTGCTCGTCGAGCACCGTGCCGCAATCGACGATGAAGTCGACGACGGTGGTCTTGCTCACCGAGACAGGCGTGGTCGAGTCGCCCAGGTTGATGTTGTTGCTGTCGGCACCAGCGGTCGGACCCTGGTTGTCGGCAGACACATCGGCCGGGATGGTCGTGAGCATGTCGGCGTCGGCCGCGATGCGCAACTGGATCGAGCCATCGTTGGCGAACACGTCCGCCATGTCGATGTCCGACTGCCGCGCGTCCACGGTCGAGAGCGCCACAGCGAACGACTTGGCCTGGTCGATGGCCAGCGTCACCGAGTTGCTGCTCGGGTACTGTGCCGTCAGGCCCGCGCCGACGACGTAGTCGCTGACGGTGACGTTCGGGATGGTGCGGATCTTGACCTGCGAGCCGAAGCCCGCGATCTCACCCTCGTAGTCGGTGCTGGCGATTTCGCCGAAGACCGTGGTCTTGTAGAACTTCTCGACCAGCTTGCCCGAGTAGACCTCGGGGGTGTAGTTGATGGTGCCTGCCGGGCCATAGTCCGGAAGACCCGATGCGATTGGAACGCCCATGATGTGCTCCTTGAGCTAGAGGCGTTACCGGTGACCTACCGGCGCGGTAGCTGTCGCCGCTTGTCGAACACCACCCGTTCCTCGTTCGTCACCTTGCCGATCGCAGCGCGCTTGTAGAAGTCCTTGATCTCCTGCGTCGTCAGCGGGCGCAAGGCCAACGCATCGGGCTGCAGGATCTCACCGGCCGACGTGGCACCGGAACCGTTGGGAGCGATCGGGGGTACAGGCGGCGTCATCAGGTCCTTGTACGCCTGGAACATCTTCGCGGCTTTCACCGCGTCGTATCGTCCCACGTGCGTGTTCAGGATCTGCTGTCGCGGCATCCCGGTCGTCTCGTCTTCGGCACCGAGCCAAGTGAGCCAACCTTCTTCAGCGTCGATCGTGCTCCAGTCGGGCACGAGCTCCGACAGTCGGTCGGTGAAGGATTGCTTGCGCCCTCGGTCTGCCTGAGCCTGATCCTGCGCCGCGCGTTCCTGGAGGGGCTTGATGTGCCCGTCCAGCACGCGCTGCGCGGCCTGCTCTGCGGCCTTGGCCGCGGCAGCAACGACTGCGTTCGCTTCTTCCTCACCGAGCGCGTCGATCTGCTCCTGCGTCAGCAGTTGCTTGGGATCGACCTGCGGGGCTGGTGCACCGGCCTGCAACGACGCGACTTGCGCTTGCAGTTCGGCAATCCGCTGCTGGAGCGCCCTTTCCCGTTCGACGTTATCCTTGCGTTCCCGATCCAGAACCCCGAAGACGGTGTTGAACCGATCCCTCCAGTACAGGGGGTCGTGTTCACGCTCCCTGTTGAAGGTGGGCTGTGGTGGAATTGCAGGTGCTGTCTGCGGTTGGGTCTCCGGGGCAACGGTGGTGGCGTCCGGTGCGCTCGGCTGTGCCGGCGGCGCGGGCGGATCGCCCAAGGTCTGTCCGGTGAGCGGCGCACGGTCAGCAAGTGCTGCCATCTGGCGTCGGATTGCACGGGGCAGCGGGGTGTCGTTCGCTGTTGGCGAAGCTGTTTGCATGTGGGTTTACCAGGGCTGCTGTCGCGGGGCCCATCGTTTGCCGGCCCGGGGGCTCAAAGAGCCTGGCCCGACGGTTGCACAAAACGTCGCGCCGCTGAGGTCTGCGGTGACGCACTGTGTTCCAGGCGCTGCTGCGATTGCGTGAAGTCGCCGATCAACTCGGCGAGTTCCAGTGCGCGCCCCTGTTGCCGGAAAACCTCTTCTCCGGTAGCAGCACGCAGCTTGGCATCACGCTCACGCAGTAGCGCCTGTAGCAAGTCGACCAGCACCTTCCCGTCCGGGGTCATCGCGATACGCGCGAGGAACTGGAGTTGGGTGCTGCTCAACCGCATGGCGGGAACTATAACCTTTCTGTCAACTATTCCCGAGCAGCTTGGCGGCGATTGCCTTGGCTCGGGCTTGGTTTCGGGCTTTCTGCTCGGCTGCGGCGCGCGCCGCGCGCTCCTCGGCAAACGCTGTGGCCAGCCGCTCGACTTCGCCGGCCAGGCTCTCGACGCGCTCGTGCAGCCGGTTCGACACCTCGCCGGCACCGGCCTGCGCCGCCTCGAGGCGGGCCAACAGCGCCTGCTGCGCCGCAGCAACCGCCCGATCGATGTCGGCCTGCGTGAGCGCGGGTGGCGCGGTGGGTGCCGGAGTGGGTGCCGCGGTCGGCGCGGCGGTGGGCGCTGCCGTAGGCGCCGAGGTGGGCGCTGCCGTAGGCGCCGAGGTGGGCGCTGCTGTTGGCTTCGGAGCCGGCGGTGCGGTGGCGCGCGGCGCGCGGGTGGCCGGCGCCGGCTCGGGGATCTTGGCCAGCGCCTCGGCCACCGCGCCGCGACCCAGGTTGAGCGGGGGCGGCACCGGCGGGTGGCCGGGCATGTTCGTGATCTGCGCCGGCGCGGGCGTCGGAGACGGGGTCGGGGCTGGCGTCTTGCCAAAACCCTCGACCCGCACGTTCGGACGCCGGGCGATGAGCTTCGGGTCGGTGGCGATGTCCTCGCCCGACAGGGTGGCCGTGGGCGCATGGCCGGTGATCTCGATTTCGCCCGTGTCCGGCACCGGCTGTCCCGATGCAGCCACCGTAGGCTCGAACCCCACCAGGATGAGAGCGCCGGTCAGTGGGTTGACGACGATGTGCGCCGTGGCAGCGACCGCGGGCTCGTGCCCGGCCACCACCAGCGCGCCGGCCGCCGGCGTGATGTTGACGTTGGCCCCGGCGTTGACCGCGGGCGCGTGACCGGCCACCACGATCTGGCCGGGCGCCGTGAGGATGGCGGTGCTCAGGCTCGGGGCGTGGCCGGCCAAGGCCAGCACGCCGGTGGCCGGGATGATGGCCTGGTTGTCGGTGGCGGCCACGGCCGGCGCGAACCCCGTGACTTCGAGCACACCCGCCTGCGCAGTAATGTTGATCGAGTCGCCGAGCGACGGTGCATGACCGGCCAGCACCAGCACCCCGGTACC